CCGCTGGTGGCGTTGATGCCCTCGAGCGGGTTATGGCTGGAGTCTCTGGTGCCAGGGCGGAAATAGCTACGGCACCACACAGATGAGCCCGTGGCGGGATCGCTCCAGATGCCCTGCGTTTGATTCCATGTCCACCCCAGAGGCCCCAGCCATTTCTCTATCTCTGGCTGTAGCACTGTGCGGTACCGCTGCGCTGTATCGGTGATGAGGAGGCTGCTGGTGCCGGGGCGCATATTGCTCACCCATGCGAGGGCAAACACCAGCGCAGAGGTTTTGCCTGAGCCCCACCCTGCACGCACTGCCACCATCGTCTGCTGGCGGGTGATGGCCTCGAGGAGCTCAAGCTGTAAAGGGTTCAGTTTGACCATGACCTGAAAATCTGCACACTGTTCATGATTGTGATATTAGTCACACAGGGGGACTGATGCACAAACTAGGCTACGTCAATCGAGATTTGCCGTATAGAGGCCAATCACCAACACCCAATCTGCGGGTGATGGGGATCACGGGCACCTATCTGCAATCTGGCTATATCAGCGGCAAAGAGCAAAATCATCGGCTCACGGGCACATCGTGGGTGCGTGAGGCTGAGGAGATGCTCGCCACTGATGCCAGCGTGGCAGCCAGCTGGCGGGTGCTCAAGCAAACCCTGCTCGAGGCCGCATGGCGCTGGGAGCCCGGCGATGAGAGCGATGAGCTCTCAAAGCGCCTGTGCGAGTATGCCAATGAGGCCTTTGGCTTTGACGGCTACCCGGGGCAAATCACCATCCCATGGGAGGATCAGCTCTCGTATATGTGGGAGTTCGCGCCTATAGGGTACAGGTATTTTGAGGAGCTCTACCGGGTGGCCCCCTGCGCCTCTGGGCAGATGCGCGTCTGGCTCGATAGGTTCGCAGACCGTGAGCCCTCAGCGCACCTACGCTGGGAGAGCGCAGACGGGCAGAACCTAGATGCAGTCCTGCAGGCTACCCGTGGCAATCGCCAGCCGCTGCCCATCCCAGCAGATAAATTGCTCCTGCTCACCCTCAATCAGACGGGCTCTAACTTTGAGGGGCGCGGGCTGCTGAGGCCAGCCTGGTGGTGGTGGCGTTTCAAGCAGCGCACCAGCAACCTGATTGGGGTAGGTGTCGAGCGTTGGGCAGTGGCCACCCCTCGCATCAGCGTGAATCGAGCTATGGCAGAAGAGATGGGGCTCACTGATCATGACATCGACACGATGATTGATCGAGCTGCAGCTCAGGCGCAGGCATATGTGGCGCAGGAGCAATCCTATCTAGTTGATAACCCTGTAGTTTCATTCCAGACATATGGGGAGCAGAAGCTCGACAGCACCCACGCGCTCTCCATCATCCGAGAGTGCGATAACCAGATTGCGCAGAGCTTCCTAGCTCAATTCCTACACCTAGGTATCAGTGACACAGGGGCGCGCAGTGTAGGTGAGGTGCATCTCTCTGTATTTAGGCGCAGCGCGCTCAATCTCTGCGATATGATTGCCTCTAGGGTGGGTGGGGTTGATCGTCGCGCAGCGGGCACCATTGGGCGCCTCATCAGGTGGAATTTCGGAGAGGTCAACCCAGCGCAGCTGCCAGTGCTCAAGCACTCTGGCCTAGATGCTGATGAGCTCGCAGAGAGCCTCGCCAGCCTGAGCACGCTGGTGCAGTTTGGCTTGCTCACTCCAGAGGATGATCTTGAGCGCAGCATCAGGCAGCGCATTGGTGCTGGCGAGCTCCCTGAAGAGGCCTCGCGCTCATTCTACGATCGCATCAGCGCCACTGCGCCTGCAGGTGGTGGTGGGCTGGCGCTGGCAGAACGCTATCGCAAGCTCATGAAGGGGGCGGGCAAATGAGCTTTAAGCGCAAGCTGCGCCGCAGCCGCTCACGCCAGCAGGCCACAGAGCAGCTAGCAGAGCGTTATGCCCACATCGATTTTTCTCCGCCTGATGGGGTGCGTGCGGCAGCAGCTCGAGCTCTAGAGGTGCGGGCTGAGAAGCCACCCTCGCAGCGGGGCATGACAGCTGTGGGCCTCGCGCGTGCGCGTGATCTATCCAACGGCAAAACCATCAGCCCCGAGACTGCCCGCAGGATGCTGGCGTATTTCACCCGGCATGAGGTGGACAAAGAGGGCTCCAGCTGGCCAGAGCAGGGCAAAGGATGGCAGGCATGGCAGGGCTGGGGTGGGGATGCTGGATTTGCATGGGCTAGAAAACTGGTGAGACAAATGGATGCAGCAGATCAGAAGCTCGCAGAGCGCACTCCATACCGGGGCGCATTTAATGAGATCACGCTGGCTGAGCTTGATGGGCTGGTGGTGGTGGTGGATGACGGCCAAACCATGGGCCGCCCATTTGTCACCCTGAGCGCCGGTAAGGTCTCCTCGCGCCTATCAGGTGATCTCATCTGTGATGTCACCCCAGAGCACCTAGCTGAGATCAAGCGGGTGTTTGATGCGCGTAAGGGCTCTGATCCTGTGATCATTGACTGGAATCACCAGAGCGCCCCCGGAGGGCAGAGCACGCCTGAGCAGAGCGGAGCGCTGGGTGAGATCATTGAGCTGCGGCTCTCTGATGATGGGCGCCAGCTGATCGCTGTGCCGGTCTACAATCAACGGGGAGCTGAGGTGGTGGCTGCTGCTGGCGGCACCCTCTGGAGCTCCCCTGAGTTTTTCCTGGGTGATGTCTACGCCAGAGAGAGCGGTGAGCGCACTGGCTCTGCTCAGCTGTTAGCCGTCACCCTCACCCCCCGCCCACAGCAGGCAGCGTCTGCGCTCGAGCGGGTCACACTATCAGAGGAGATCAATCTGATGGATGCAGCAGAGATTGAGGCTATCGCAGACCTCGAGCAGGCTAAGGCCCTCCTGAAGCAAAAGGATGCGCTTGTGCGTGAGCTCGAGGCCCGTCTGAAGGCCACCCGTGAGGAGATGGCAGAGGATGAGGAGCAGGCAGAGGAGATGGCAGAGGCCAGCTCTGACAAAGAGGAGGAGCAGATGGGTGAGTACAAGCGCATGAGCGAGCAGCTCTCGCAGGCTAACAGCGCACAGGCTGCCCAGATTCAAGCTCTCACTGAGCAGGTTCAGGCGCTCGCAGAGAAAGAGGCCACCACCCGCCGTGAGGCAGAGATTGGTGCCCTTCTCCGTAGCGGGCGCATCAGCCCCTCTGAGCGTGATGTGGCAGAGCACGCATGGGCGCTGGCAGAGCGCGGTGACAGCCTCTTCTGGGAGATGTTCTCACGGCGTGCCGCAGAGCACGCAGTCTCTCTCTCTGAGATCGGCCATGGCGCCAGCGGAGAGGAGATCTCCCAGGCGACGATCGCCCAGCGCGCTCAGGAGCTCGCCAACACTGAGAGCATCACTTTCTCTGAGGCATATGAGCGCCTCGCACGCACTGAGCCCGCTCTCATTAAGAGCGCGTTTGGAGGTTTCTAATGAGCGTTGATAACAGCACCATCATCTCATGCGTGGCGGCTGCCACCATCACTGCGCTGCAGGCAGTCAAGTTTGATGCCGCTGGTAAGGTCACTCCCTGCACTGTTGAGGGTGAGATCGCCTGCGGGATTGCACAGCGCCCAGCGGCAGCGGGTGAGGTGGTTGAGGTCTGCGTGCGCGGGCTCACTAAGGCGATCGCCGGGGCAGACCTCTCAGAGCAAGGTCTCCTGATGGTCAACAATGCGGGCAAGGTGATCGACTTCGCAGCAGGCGCTGGCAAGTACAGCGTTGCCTCTTGGATCCCCAATATCAATCACACCACCACTGCAGACGCTCAGGAGGTCTTTGTGATCTTCGATGGCGCCTCTGAGCAGGGAGCATAATCGATGGCATCAGGCGGCTATAGCAGTATTCATCCAGTTAACGAGATCCTCACTGGTGTGGTCAATGAGGCAATCCCTAGCGATAGCCAGCTGATCGCACAGCAGGCCTTTGAGCCCATTGAGGTCCAGGATCGCAGCGGTACCATCCTTATCGAGGAGAGCCGCGCATTTATGGGTGAGGCAGGCGCGGACCCCCAGCGGGCCCCCGGCGCCAGCCGACAGGCACTCAGCCACTTCACCCGCTCGAGCACCACCTACAAGTGCGAAATCTACTCTTTTGCGGATAGCATCCCAATGGAGGACATCGAGGATAGCCAGTACCCAATGGCAGAGCAGATGCGTAGCGCGCGTCGGGTCAAGCGGGCTCTCCTCCTCGCTCAAGAGCAGCGGGCAGCGTCTGTTCTCTTTGATACTGGGTCGTTTGCCAATGCCAGCCCAGCCACCAAATTCAACGCAGCAGGTGGTGAGCCCCTCACCTACCTCTCTGAGCAGATTGATGTGCTCCGGGCTGCTAACCACGGGATCATGCCTGACACCATGATCC